TAAATCACCGTATTCAAGTTGATAAGTGCCGAAAGACATTAGAAAGGCGACTGCTGGGTCTATCTTGTTTGCGGCTTTCTTCTTGTTCGGTTTAATGTTGGCGTTCGCATCAGTTTCCATAACTACATTTGATAAAGCCCAGGCAAGCACCGGATCGCCATTGTGTTNAAATGGCTCTACTTCAAGCCCAGCCGCTTGTAATTGTGTTCGTAAATGAGTTGCATTCCATACATCAAAGCCTGTCATTTTGATATTGAAACGTTCAGCATCTTTCAGAATATCGTCTCTGATTTTGTCGTAGTCGATACAATCCCCTTCCGTTGCTATTAGCCAACCACTGCGCACCCAGTTTCGATACATTGCGCGGTTTTTATTTGCTACGTTGTTAAGCTGAAATTCTGGAATGTAGTGTCTTGTAAGCAAGCGCACTTTGTTACCGTATGGGAATGTATAACAAAGGCTCGTTAAATCGTTGGTACTTGATAAATCAAGCCCTAAATAGCAATCTTGATGAAGTAAATCGCTTTCCGTGTACTGCCGTTCGTATTGCGCCCAGTTTCCATCACCTAGCCACGGTGTAGAGCCTTGACACCATACATTAAAGCGCTTAGTTAGCATTTCTACCCATTCGGACGGAATACCCCTAGCCTTCTTGATAGTGTTCTCAAAATCAAGGTAAGAAATGGATTTACCTATATTCGGATTTGCTTTTATCCAGTTCTCTTGATTGTCGATTTCGTTTTCTTCATCTAACTCAAAAATCAACACAAATAAGCTGTCGTTCTGCTCATTCCCTTCAAGAATTTGAGCACAATAATCATAATGCTGTTTACAGGCTGAAATAACATTACTTCCAGCTGTTGTTATAGCAAAAAGTAAACCTTCTGGGCGCGCGCCTTGCCCTAGCTCTAACGCGCTATATACGCTGTTGTCCGTATGTAGGTGATATTCATCAACAATCGCTAAACTAGGGTTTGTTCCTTCAATGGTTGAAGATTTAGCGGCAAGCGGTCGCATAATGCTGTTATTCTTCGGATTGATTAGCTTGTGTTGCTGAATGTTAAGGCGTTTTTTCAATGGGGCTGAAAGCAAGCACATTTGACGAGCATCATCAAATACGATTCTCGCCTGATCTCGGCTTACGGCTGCAGTATAAATATCTTGTTGCCCACCTTCTACCAATAAAAACCAATTAGCCAGTACTGCCGCTACTGTCGATTTAGCATTTTTTCGTGCCACTTGAACATAAGCAGAACGATATTTTCTTAATCCAGTATCTTTCCGTTTAAAGCCTAATAGGTTAGCAAATAGAAAAACTTGCCAATCAGAAAGAATAATAGGTTCACCGCGCAAATGCCCTTTAACGTGCGGGCATAATTTAGAGAAAGCCAAAAACTTATTTACCACACCTTCATCAAAGAAATAAGCGGGGTTTGCTAAATCATTAAAATAGCGTGCTACAGCTTGTTTTATTTTTTTACAAGCTACTATTTCTCCAGATTGAACTTTTCCCGCATACTCATGCCAAATCACTATTTTCACCTACATTGTAAGTACTTGATCAAACATATCTGTAGTTTCAACTTCAACCGGATTTTTTCTGCGACTTACTGGGTCAAATCCTAAAAGCGAGGACATTTTCACCATCACTTTTTCAGCATCTGCTTTCGCTGACAGTGCGGGGTTTCTTGATTGCGTGCCTTGACTATTTACTATTGAAAAGCCGTTTTTATGAATATCCTCAACTGCAGCACGAAAAAGAGAATAATTCACGCAATATAATTCCAGGTGAATTAAGTCCGCATCTTGAATATCACCACGATCAAGAAGTTGCGGAATTCGTTCTTTCCATACCGCTTTAGCGATTGGATCTAAAAAACTCGGTGGATTATGCGTTTTTTTCTTGTTTTTTGTTGTCATTGTATTTCCTTATTTTCAAAAAAATTACCTTGCGTAAAAATTTGTATAGGGGGGCGGTTCTGAGGAATTGAGCCTTTGTTTTAAAAACTCCCCCACCCGTCTAATCATTCTTTTTTGCTCCATATCCGCGTTGGTCTATTACTCGTGTTTTGTAACTGTGACAATTTCGGCATAAAGCTTGATGATTAGATTCAACCCAGAATAGAGGATCTGCCTGTCCGTTCTCTACTGGCTTAATATGGTCTATTACCGTTGCGGGTGTGTAGATTCCTTTCTCTAAACACATTACACAAAGCGGGTGAAAGCGTAAGTATTGCGCGCGGTACTTGCTCCACTTATGGTCATATCCTCGCGCGCTACTGCTGGCTCTTGTGTCTTTGGGCTTATGTTCTTCACATCTGCCTGACCTCACTTTGTTTCTACATCCTGGAAAGCTACAACGTCTTAACGGTTGATAAGGCATATCGGTTACTAAATCCTTAGTAAGCGCAGGGCTCACGATAAACATCCCATAATGATTTAATTGTCATTGGGATTATTGTTTGCTGCGTATCTGTTGTTATTTCTCGGTTACTGTATAAATGCCCGATATACATTAAGCAACCCACTTTGATAGCTGGAGTAAATGGAACGGTGTTTTCTGTTTCTTCATCACCAAAGGTTTTGCCTATATGCTTTTGACATACTTCAAAAGTTGCTACCTTATAGTTTTCGATTAAGTCATCATCTAAATCATGATCTACGTTTAAATGTTGCTTAATTTCTTCAAGCGTTAAATCAGTTTTTTCCATTGCTTACCTCTTTACAAATAAGTTGTAATTCTCTGTGTGATTCCTTGCTATCAATGATGCTGGTTATTTCTAAATTGTGATTACCATATTTCACGCGCATTGTGTTATCCACACTCGTTCCATATCTAATACGGATTCGCACAATGTTTTCATTCGTTACACTTGCACTAGCAAAGAACTCTCTACCCTGTAACGGCTCAACCGCTGCCCGTATATTCGCAACGGTTTTCCACTTACTTACAACTCCACCATAATCATTACTTTCATTTACTTGTTTTTGTAAACTTATTGTCTTGTTATACTTACCAGCTCTAATCATCCGCGCCATTATTTACCCCATTAAATCCACCATCACCACGTTTAACTTCTACAGTTTGTTTCCATGCTTGACTGAATTCGTCTCCACCATCATAAGGCAATAAGCCTTCGCGTCTGCGCACTTCATTAGGTGACATTACGCCCGCTTTAATCGCCACATCATAGCTCTTGAAACGTTCATTTTGACTTGTGCGGAGTAAGTCGCTTGTGTCAAATTCGATTAAGTGCCGTTTCTTGCTACTGCTCGTTAAGTCAATCATTAAGGCATCTTTAAGCTGTTGTTCAAAGTTAGTTAACCATGGGCGCAAGGTTTGTGATAAGAACGCTCTACTAGCCTCACTGAAATTCGCATAACTACTATTTGAATAGTCTTGTAGGAAAATCGGGCTTATGTTGTAGATTCGGGCTATATCGGAAATTGTGAAGGTCCGACTTTGTAACCATTCGGCATCTTGGTTTGTCATGCCTAATTGTTTGTATTCCATTGAGCCTTCAAGGATTGGTGTTTTACCCGCGTTCTTCGCGCCTTTGTAACGCTCTAAGGCTTTAACTGCTTTCTGTGCTTTCGCATCGTCTAACCATTCAGCCGTTGAGATTAGTCCGCTTGCCATCAATCCGTTTTTCATAATTGATGCACCGTGTCGTTGTTGCGCTAAGCCTAGCCCAATCGTCTCACGGCAAACTGTCACAGGTGAACGCCCCATAAATCCATCAAGGGAACTATGGCGTAGGTGTAACATTTCATCTTGAAGGTGGTTTCTAGTTACTCCATTTAAGTCTGTTACTTGGTAAATATATTCACCTGTTACTTTACGGAAGATATTTACTGCGCTTGGTTGGTAAGGTGTAAGGCTTACAGGCTCGCCCTTGTTATTCCACTCAATCACAGCATAAGCATTACCAGTTAGCAAACAATGGCGCATCATCGTATATTTGAACTGGTAAGGCGTTTGATTTCGGTTAGGCATTTCATTTAAAAGATATTCAACCGGATGACGGTAGATTCTTTCTCGCCCATCTTCTTTCAGTGCGTACAGATAACAAGGCATAGATGCTACTGCCTCGGCAATCACTGTGACGGCGTTCATAACCGCTGGTAGAGCCTCTGCCGTTTGTGGGCTGACATATTCGCCCGCGCCAGTATTATTTACGCCCATGTAAGAGATGAATTCATCAATAGTGATTGGTTCGCTGCGTTGCTCTTTTCGTCTAAAAGGATTCCACATATTACGCCCCCATTACATCAACCCACTTGCTTAAAAGTGCGGTAGATTTATCTTCCATTTTTTCTTTAGCGGCCACCATCGAACGCTTAGCGATTTCAACACTGCTTTCCGGATAAGCAGGAATACTTGTTACGGTAACTTCAAATAGCTCCGCTTTAATCACTGTTCTTTGATAAGGTTCCACATCAAATTTCCATTCTTCTTCCATCGCTCGGAATCCGAAAGACATCCCTGTAATATCACCACGTGAAACACTAACTAATAAATCTTTTCCTGTCGTTGTATCAGGTGGGCTTAGTTCAAAGCGTAAACCTATAGAATCCTCTTCTAGCTTTAATGTTCCCGAACTTGTTCGACCTAGTAACTTACTGCAGTCATGTTCAAAGAGTGCTCGCACATCTTCCCCACTAGCCAGGCTGTCACTAAAAGCTTTTGGCGCAAAGGATTCCACAAAATCACAATAAAGCACTTGTGAAGGGCTATTCCATTTCACTACATAACCAACTAGCTTTTGATTTTCTTCATCGGTAGAAAGTGTTGCGGAGCGGATTTCAAATTCTTTATTCATATTTCACCTATTAAGCAAAAAAAGGGGCTTTCGCCCCTCTATGATTTATGCTGTTGTCTCAATCACTTTGATAGCATTTGAATCTACTACGCCACCACCTAAATATTTATCGGTGTGTACTTTGTAGAATCCTGGCTCGGTTAAGTTGTCCGGACGGGTTCGCACGCCTGTTTCGTGATCTACAATGAAATATCCGCGTTTGAAGTCACCGAAGGCAATTACTGCTTTATTTGCTCCACCTGTCGGCATTGTTTCTAAGAAGTGGACTGGACGACCTAATAATGTTGCTGGGGCATCGGCTGTTAAACCATCACGCCAGATATAATCGCCGTTTTTGTTTTTAAGTTTTTGTAATGCTGCTGCAATCGTTGATGACATCACCCAAACCGCATTTTTACGGTATTTGCTATGAAGTGTATAGAACGCATCGATTAAAGTATCCGCATCAATCTTCGCTACGCCAGCTACTTCAATTTTTTGAAGTTTGCCAAATTGGCGTACTTTGTCATCTTCGGTTGTGCGTTGGTAAGTTAAGAAGCCTTTTGATTTCTTGTTACCATCACCGGAAGTTAAATCTGTTTCTTCTGTTTCTGTGAAGGTTTCAGAAATTTCATCAGTTAGCCAACCTAAAACATCAATACTTGAGAAGTCTAAGATTTCTTGAGTAGTCTTAGGATAAGCATAGATTGAATTTAAAGCGATTGTTACTTCATGAAGTTTCGGAGTTGTTGTACCGCTGCGTGCAGTTCCTTCTGTGCCATGCTCTACAGCCGCACCACCAGCAGATACTAATTTTTTATATTCTTTCGCTCCAGCCGGTAAGCGCACTACATTACAAAGTTGGCGCATTACGCTATCGTCTGTTAAGCGTTTCATTACGTCTTTGTCTAACTGTGGGATAACTGAATATCCACCATCTTCACCATTACCAGTAGTTAAATTGCGAAGTTCACCAGTTTTAACATAATGGCGCAGTTCATCATTTGAAAATTGTTTAGCACTACGTTGCTCTACAGGGCTAACATTGCCTTCAAGGCTACGTTCTTCATCTGTTACAGTTTCATATTTACTGATTTCTGCACTAATCTGCTTGCTTGAATCTTTTAGCTTTTCAAATTCCACCGATTCAGATTCATTTAATGATCGATTTTCTTTTTCTGCTTTTTCAAGCATTGAGCGCATTTCTGCGACTTTTTCTGCCTTTTGTTGGCGTAACTCAATTAATTTTTTAAACATGATTTATGTTCCTTGTATATTCTAAAAGCCTAAATTTAGACGGCTCACAATGAGCCAATACAACACTATAAACATATAAAGACATGAGTAAATAGCTTAAATTTCAATAGTTTAAATAAGTTTAAATACGTTAAGTTGAACATGTTTAACTGACTAAAAAACAAACAGGGAAACAAGGTAAATACTCTATATCTAGATGTTTTTTTTGATTGGTGAACAAAGGTGAACAATGGTGAACAGTTGGTGAACAATAGAAAAGAATATAACTATATAATAAATAAAGACTTTTAAGGATTGGTGAACAAGGTGAATAGTTTTTCTATAAAATTTTTAACACGGGGCTTATTAGTGGTATTATGGCATCAGAAACTATCATTGATTTGTGGTGAATTTGAATTTTAGTAACAAGCTTAGTAACAAGATTTTAGACTTTGAAAAATAAACATTAAAAATCAATATGCTACAAGTGAATTCGGGTTCAGCTAGTGCACCATNTCACCTTTATAAAACGATTAAAGAACGGTTACCCAATATGATCATTCTGAGTGTGGGCCATCGCGGCACATTGCATCAATTCCATAATAAACAATTGGATTTGGCAGTCTGCATCGTCTAAATAACAAAAGGCTAAATTATATTTAGCCTTTTCTTTATTATAAGGCCTATACGGCGACCTAGAACTTGCACAATGCTTGCTACACACCCCAATCCCCCCNATGTACCAGCCTCGCACAAGTACCAAGAACTTGCACAATGCTTGCTACACACACCAATCCCCCCTATAATTCCCCCAATTTTTCTAATTCCATTTTCACAATGTCAAATAAAACCATTGCAAAAAATACGCTATTTCTCTACATCCGAATGCTTTTCAACATGGGAGC